GGGCGAAGTGCCCGGCCGCGCGTCTTACTCGCGGCCCCAGATCGCTTCGCCGATCCACGCCCCGGCCTGGCACGCCTGGACGGTCGCGGTCGCCGTCCAGCAGAACCACGCGAGCGAGAACGGCGCGCTCACGAACCCGCACACCGTGCAGCACGCCGCACCGATGAGGGCGACCGTCCCGAACACCGCGTTCAGCTTCCGCATCTCGGTCTCCTTTGAGGGGCCAGGGGAAGGCCGGGGGCACAAGCCCCCGGCCGGTCGTCGCGTCACATCCGGTCCCGGATCCAGTCCTGGCACACCGGCCACGCCACGCCGCTGACCCGCTCGGCCTGGTACTTCACCACCCGCTCCGGCGGGAAATAATCCGCCCCGCACCCGCCGCAGTGTCCCGTCATCATCTGATTCGCCATCGCGTCCCCCAGGTTCATGTTCTGCCCGGCGGGTGCCGGGCACCCTAGATACGCACGACCGGGTCGTGATTAGAGCGAGGACACCTGATCCAGCCGGCACATCTCCTCGTGCCGGGCGGCCACCTCCGGCGTGATCCCGTACTCGGAGCGGATCTCGTCCAGGGCCTCGTCGCTCGACGCCATCAGTGCGTGGGTCTTGGCCATGTTGACCCGCCGGCCCTCATCCGACTCCCGGTACAGGCGGTAGGCGTGCTGCCCGCGGAGTTTCGCGGCGACGGCCGCGAGCGCCTTCTGGTCGCGGTTGTGGCCCGCGCACCGCGGGTCACCGGCGTCCCGCGGGATGGCCGCGGCGATCGCGTCGAGCGTGTCCGCCACGTCGAGCAGCCGCTGGGCCGACAGCCACCCGAACCGGATGTTGCGGACCCGCTCGACCACCTGATCGGTGTGCGACGGGCCGCCCGTCCCGTGGTACTTGATGGGGCCCCCGAATAGGTCTGTGGCCACGCTCGTGGCGATCACGGTGTTGATCCGGCCGACGGTCACTGCGTTCGCGGGGAGCTCGTTCATCTCAGTCTCCTGTCAGGGGGGTCGCCGCGGCGGGTGTCACTCGCGGCATGTAGGTATATTAGCATCCTAGTATCTGGTGTCAACTAGGATCTGGATTATTTTCCAGAAAGTTTTCCGGGGGCCGCGCGGAAGGCGTCGGCGGTCACCCCGAGCGCGTCCGCGAGGCTCACGACCGCGGCCCACGGCGGGGCGTTCGCCCCGCGCTCGTAGGCGCTAATCGTCGGCTGCGGCAGACCCGCTCGCTCGGCGAGCGCGGCCTGTGAAAGGCCGGCGGTCGTTCTGAGTTCCTTGAGCCGCGCGGGGAACCGCGCGGCAACATCGTCGGCGATTGGCATGTGTGATACCTCCCCCGCTACTGTAATACGATCCCAGTAGTGGGGGCAAGTGGAATCCTATTCGACCCCACACGCCGCCGCGAGCCGCCCGGCGCTGCACCCGAATTCCCCCGCGACCGCCTCGATATCCGACCGCGTCCGGCACGCGCGGCACAGCCGTAGCCGCGTCAGGTCGTGCGGGTCGAGTAGCTCCAGCCGGTCCGCGAGGTCGTCGTCGGAGAGGCCGTGTGCGATGGCGTAGAGGTGGAGTTGTGCCCCGAGGAACAGCGGATCCGTCGTGCAGCGGAGGGACATGCGGATCAGGGCGGCGGACGGTGGGCAGGCCATTGCGGGACTCCTGTGCGAAGGGCGATTCACGGGAGGTTCCCGCAACGCCGCGGGAGTTCGACGGGAATTCACGCGGCCCGCGCCCACGCGATCGCGGCGGCGGACAGGTCCGCGTCGGCGGCCGCCCCGCGACCAGGGCGGCGAGGACCGGCCGGGCCGCGGCCGGGACGGTGATCGTGCGGCGGGAGCGGTGCGACTTGGGCGGCCCGGTCCCGTGCGGCGGGCGGCCCGTCTTCGCCATGCGTGCCCCTAGCAGTAGCATCATTTTTCTCCCGCCGTAACTAGGTTCAGTTTCACACTGTAGGGCAGTTCGTGCAAGCTGCTTTCAGATTTCACGTTGACAGGTAAATGATTCGTGATACAGTCTTCAAAAGGAAACACTTATTCGTCGCCGAATCAGCAATCGAGGACTGACGTGGCAGCAGGACGTACACGCATGGTCCGCATGGCCGAGGATCTCGCCGAGAAACTCGCCTGGATCTCCAACGTCGGCGACACGACTTCGGCCGACTACCTCGATCCGCTCACCCGCGCCGCGATCGAGGCGGACTACGAGCGGATCCGCTCCACCGTGGAGAAGATCCAGGCCGCGAAGCGCGAGCTTCAGGCGGCGACCGCCCCGGACCTCGGCAACGCGGGGGCCTAACCGTGCCCCGCCCCAAGAAGCTTCAACCGTCACCCCTGGCCGCCGGCCTCCTGACGTGGCGGCAGGTCCGCGCCGAGTTCGGGATCAGCCGGTCCGCGCTGTACCGGCTGACGAACGCGGGCGTGCTGAGCTACGTGGACACGCGGAACCGGCGGGTCGGCCGCCTGGTCCCGCGGAAGTCCCTGGAGAAGTATCGCGAGTCCCAACTGGTCCGGGGGGAGTTCTGAATGTCGCCCGCCACCCTGCCCCTGTACCCGCGGCTGTACGCCCCGCGCTCCGACGTGGAAGCGCTGCACGCGGCCCTCGACGCGATGGGCCGCGACCCGTGCGACCACGCCCTCCGCGGGGCACTGGCCGACGCCCTGGACGAGGCCGGCGACCCGCGGGGCGGCGGCTACCGGGCGATGAGTCTCAACGGGCTGTACACGCACACCCGCGTGCCGGTCGATCGCCGGCACTGGACGTGGTTCTCGCTGGCCTACCTTCGGGACGACCGGATTCTGCCCCGCGACTGGTTCGACCTGCTCCCCGGCGGCTACTGCCGGCACACGGACGGGACGGACGTGAGCGCGACGTGCGGCGGGATCTGGAAGGACTACGCGACCCGGCGGGCGGCCGAGGACGCCGCGGCGGACGCCTTCGCCCGGCTGCCGGCGGCCCGCCAACACGAACTGCTCGCCGCGCTGTACGCGGCGACCTGAGACACCGGCACGCGCCCGCGGTGACCCCAGACGCCCCGCCGGACCCCTGACCGGCGGCGCGACCGGGACCGGGCTTCGCAACCCCGACCCGCACCCCCGGTGCGGCGGGCGCGTGCCGGCTACGCACGAGACAACGAGACAACGAGACGAGGAGCGGATCCGTGAGCGACCGGGCGTTCGGCGCGCTGGTGATCGTGGTGTTCGCGGGCGCGTGCGCCGCGGTCCGCCTGGTCCCGCTCGTGCCGCTCGCTTGGCAGCAGGTCGGGTGCGGGCTCCTGGCGACCGTCGGCCTCGGGATCTTAGTCGGCGCGCTGATCGACGCCGGGAACCCGGACGGGGACGACGACACGGACTGGTGAGACCACGGGCGGGTCCCGCCCGGCAACGAGGAGAGGGCGATCGAATGAGCGCGACGGCGACACTGATGGGCGAGGAGACGGGGACGGTGCTGGTGTTCCTGGGCGCGTGCGCCGCGGTCGCGGTGCCGGACGGGTGGGCGCTCTTGCCCGCGGGCGTCGTCCGCCGGATCCGGGCGAACCGGGACTGGCTGTACGAGTACCGCGGCGAGAAGGCGTGGGTGGTGACCGGCCCGGACGGCACCCAGACCCAGTACGACGCGGTCAAGGCGCTCGGCGAGGTCCGGTTCGCCACGGGCAAGGAGTCGCGGGAGAACTGCGGGCGGATGACCGACAGGCCCGCGTCGTGGGTCGAGACCGACGGCCCGCTCCTGGTGAAGTGACCGAGACATCCGGGGGGCGCAGGGATGCGTTCGGCCCGCCACGGACGGCGGGCCACCCCGGTGCATTGCGAGGTGGGCCGTGGGCGAACTGAAGGTCCGACAGGCCCGCGCCGCGAACCCCAGGGCCGGCGGCGCGTGCTGGGCCGAGATCCGCGAGGCGCGGGCGTACCGCGCGTGCCACTACGGGCGGCGGCCGGGGTGCCTGACGTGCCGCTGGCACGCCGCCCTGGAAGCCGACGCCCAGGCGATCAAGGCGGAGCAACCCAAGCGGAGGGCGTGACGTGACGCAGGCGATCACGATCGAGGCGGGCAAGAGCGTCCGGGAGTTCCCGGATGCGAAGGCGGCGGTGCTGTGGCTCCTGGAGCAGCCGGAGTTGGTCGAACTGGAGTGGCTCCAGGATCTGAAGCGGGACGAGTTGCAGAAGATCCAGACCCGCCGGCGGAAGGCCGAGCGGAAGCTGGAGTACACGCCGGTGTGAGTGATTGCGGCCGTCAACCAACGGTAGGTGCCGGGGCTAACGACCCGGAGATGCGGGTTCGAATCCCTGCCGGCCGCTCTGTGTGTGGTGTGGTGAGTGTGTGTTCTTCCCGAAGGTGCCCCATGGGTCTGCTCGACTCCGTTACGACCGTCGCCCCGCAGCTCCCGTCCCGTGTGGTGTTGTACGCCCCCGAAAAGGCCGGCAAGACCTCTTTCGGGTGCCACGCCCCGGCCCCGATCTTCCTCATGACCGCGGGCGAAACCGGCCTCCTCAGCCTGATCGAGTCGGGGCAGGTGCCCGAGACGGCCCACTTCCCGACCGACTTCAAGACCTGGGGCGAGTTGCTGAACGCCGTCCACGCCCTGATCCGGGAGAAGCACGAGTACCGGACCCTCGTCTTGGACACCGGGAACGGGGCGGAACAGTTGTGCGCCGCCGCGGTGTGTGCCGAGGCCTTCAGCAACTCGTGGAAGGAGTACCACGACTACGGCCGCGGGGTGAAGGAGGCGATCCCCGTGTGGGGCGACTTCTTGAAACTCCTCGACGAACTGCGGGTCCGCCGGAAGATGGCGATCCTGTTCCTCCACCACTCCGCGGTCAAGCAGGCCAGCAACCCGACCGGCAAGGACTACGACCAGTTCCGCCCCGAGTCGATCGACAAGCTGTGGTCGCTCACCCACAAGTGGGCCGACGTGATCGCCTTCTACGGCCTGCGGGTGAACGTGAACAAGGACGACAAGGTGCAGGGCCAAGAGCAGCGGTACCTCCGCTGCGCCCCGTCTGCTGCGATCGTCGCCGGGAACCGCTACGGGATGCCGGACGAGATCACCGCCGGGTTCGGGGCCCGGCCACTGTGGGACGCGTTCGCCGGGGCGCTCCAGAAGGCCAAGTCGAAGGCCCGCCAGCAGGCGAACGCCCCGCAGAAGCAGCCCGAACAGCCGGCCCCGGCCGCTGCGGCACCCGCGGCCGAGCCGCCCGCCCCCGACCCGGAGCCCGAGCCTGCGGCCCCGCCGGTAGTGCAAGCGCCCGCACCCCCGCCCCCGAAACCCAAGCTCGGGGCGCAACTGGTCGAGCAGATCCTGAAGACCGCGCACGCGATCGGGCCGGGCTGGAGCTGGCCCGAGGTGCGGGCGAAGTACGCCGCCGAGTTGGGGTACACCCCGACGCCGCAGATGCACGTCAGTGAACTGACGCCCGAGCAGGCCCTCGACCTCCTGGAGCGCCTGCGGGCCGAGAAGGACAAGGCCGACGCCCGGAAGCGCGGACCCAAAAAGGGGCGGAGTGAACCGCTCTACGAAGAAGCGGTCGCGTGAGGCCACGAGCTGCGGGCGGCCGTTTCGCCCGCGGACTTGGGCGGGTGCCCCTCCCCGCGTGGGACCGAGAGGGGCGACACACCGGGAGCACCGATCCCAGACGCAAGGCCTGGGAGCTCAACCCCGCGAGGGGCCAGGAGAGGGCAGCGCGAAGTCTTGCCAGGGACGAACGTCGGCCGGGACAAGTCGGTTGCAAACGACAGGCGTGACAGCCGGAGAGACGGCGGTTGCCGCGTGGTCAAACGGTATGGCACCGGATCCGAAATCCGGGGGCGCGGGTTCGAATCCCGCCGCGGCGAACTCGGGAGGCCCCATGAAACGATCGCTCAAGTGCGTCCACTTCAACGGCACCCAGCACGACAAGTGCGAGGCCGGCGTGGTGTACGACGACGTGTTCGACAAGACGACGACGCCGCGGGCGATGCCGTGCATCGCCAAGTACAACCCGGACGGCCGGGCGAAGTGCGAGAAGTGCCGGTTCCCGACCGCCGAAGAGCTCGCGGCAGAAGAGGCCGAGCACAAGCGGATTTCGGACGGCATCGGGAGGGCCCGCGCCGCGATCGTCGCCCGCTGCGGCGGCCCGTGGAAGAAGGGATCGCCGGGAGCCAACGGTGTCATCGACTGCCCGGTGTGCGGCCAGCCCGAGGCCCTGGGGTTCAGCCGCTCCGGTTACAACGGCCACGTCCACGCGGCGTGCAAGACCGCCGGGTGTGTTTCCTGGATGGAGTGACCCGTGAAGACCCTCCGACTCGACCAGGGGTCGCTCGAATGGCTGACGTGGCGGCGGGGCGGGGTCGGCGGCTCGGACGCCGCCGCGATCCTCGGCGTCGGCCCGTTCCCAGACGCCACCCGCGAGCGGGTGTTCGGGGAGAAGATCGGCCTCGGCCCGGCGATCGAGAGTAACTTCGCCACCCGCCGCGGGCACCGCCTGGAGCCCATCGCGCGCGAACTCTACGAGGTCCGCACCGGGTGCCGCGCCCCGGCGGTGTGCGTGGAACACGACGACGCGCCGTGGATGCGCGTCAGCCTGGACGGACTGTGCAGCGATCGGCTGGGGGAGACCGCGGCGCAGTGGATTCTCGAACTGAAGTGCCCGAACTGGAAGGTCCACGAACTGGCCCTCGCGGACATCGTGGTGGACTACTACCGGCCGCAGTGTCAGTGGCAACTTCTGGTCACCGGGCTGGACCGGCTCGACTTCGTCAGCTTCAACGACGGCCGGCGGTTCGGGGTCGAGGACCAACTGGCGATCGTGCCGGTCGAAGCCGACGCCGAAATGCAGGGCCGCCTCCTGTACGAGTGCGAGCGGTTCTGGCGGGAAGTCGAGGCGGCGCGGGCCGGCCGCCCCGTGGCCGGGAATCCGCGAAGCGTGGCGTGAGGGGTGAGACCGTGCCGGACGACCGCGACGACAACCCGCTGCTGGCGGCCGCCCTCGGCTACGCCGCCCTCGGCTGGCGGGTGGTCCCCCTGCACGACCTCGCCCGCGGCGAGTGCTCGTGCGAGCGGGACTGCGGCACGAGCGCCGGGAAGCACCCGCGCCCGAGGGAGTGGCAGAAGAGCGCCACGACCGACGCGGCGACGATCCGCGGGTGGTGGGCGCGGTGGCCCCACGCGAACGTCGGCGTCGCGCTCGGGTCGGCGTCCGGGATCGTCGCCGCCGACGTGGACCCGCCGAACGGCGAGGCGGCGCTGCTGGAGATGGCCGCCGGCGACCTGCCCGACACGACCGAGATGGCGACCGGCCGCGGCCGCCGCCCGCTGTACGCGATCCCCGACGGCCTGGAGGCGGACCCGCGGACGGTCGGCTTCAAGGACCCCGGCGGGAACGAGACGGTGCGGCTGCAGTCCACCGGCGGGCAGTGCGTCATGCCGCCGTCGCTGCACTACTCCGGCCGGCGGTACGCCTGGGCACCGGGCAAGGCCCCGTGGGAGACGCCGCCCGCGCCGATGCCCGGCTGGATGATCGCCGCCACGTGCCACCCGGCCGAGCCGGTGTGGGGCGACCAGGGTGCCCGGGAGGCGTTCGGCGAGGGGAAGGACTTCAACCACCGGGCCGACTGGTGGCGGGACATTCTGGAGCCGGCCGGCTTCGCCCAGGCGGGCCGCGTCGGGGACGTGCTGCGGTTCACCCGGCCGGGCAAGAAGGCCGGGATCTCCGCCACCGTCGGTCACTACCGGGCGAAGGACGGGACGCCGGCGCTGTACGTGTTCAGCGGCTCCATCCCGCGGCTGGCCGCCGGGAAAGCCTACGACAAGTTCGGCGCGTTCGCCCAGTTGCACCACGCGGGCGACTTCGCCGCGGCGGCGCGGGAGGCCGTCCGGCGGGGGCTGACCGAGCCGCGGAAGCAGCCGCGCGCGGTGGCGGCCCCGGCCGCGGCCCGGACCACCGAGCCGCCGGCCGCGCCGAAGACGCCGTGGAGCGCCGACCCGAAGGGGGCGATGCAGGCCCCGGACGGGGTGACCGCGGCCGACCTGGTGGGGATGGACTTCCCCCCGCCGCGGTTCGTGATCGGCGGCTTCCTGACCGAGGGCCTGACCGTCCTCGCCGGCCGGCCCAAGCACGGCAAGAGTTGGCTGTCCCTGCTCGCGGCGTGGAGCGTGGCCGCCGGTGCCCCGCTCGACGGCCGCGACGCCTGGCAGGGCGAGGTCCTCTACCTCGCCCTCGAAGACACCCGCCGGCGGCTCAAGGACCGCCTCCTGAAGTTGAAGGGCGACCTGGGGTGGTTCGTCCCGGAGACGCTCGACCTGCGGACGAGCTGGCCCCGGGCCGACAACAACGGGCTGTACCACGTGGCCGACTGGCTGGGGAAGCGGAAGGGGAACGCCCGGCTCGTGATCGTGGACACCCTGGCGAAATTCCGCAAGCCGCCGCGGAACAACGCCAACAGTTACGACGAGGACTACGAGGCCGTGAGTGGCCTCAAGCAACTCGCCGACCAGTTCGGCGTCGGGTGCCTCGTGGTCACGCACACGCGGAAGCAGAAGGCCGAGGACCCGTTCGACGAGATCACCGGCACGCTCGGGATCAGCGGCGCGGCGGACACGCTCCTGGTGCTCGACACCCAGCAGAAGGGCACGGCCGCGAAGCTCTACGCGACCGGCCGCGACATGCCCGACTCGACCACGCCCATGACCTACACGCCCGGTTCCGGGCGGTGGGTCCTCGGCGCGTCGAAGGACGGGATCGACACCGAGGGGCGGCACGCCGACGCCAGCGCCGCGGGCGGCCGGCTCGAGCGGTGCGTGGCGTTCATCAAGGACTACCTGCGGAACTACGCCTTCCCGGCGGCGGAACTCGACGCGGCCGCCGCCGCGCAGGGGCACGCCCCGTCCACGCACCGCGACGCGAAGGCCAAGATCGGCCGCAACGGGACCAAGGAGATCGCCTTCAAGCAGTTCGAAGGGGTCTGGTGGGTCGGGGCCACCAAGGAAGACGGCTCCTGCGAGTGGAAACGCAGGCCCGAGTCTCGGTCGCGGAGAGATACCGAGAGTGGCGAGAGTCCGAGAGTGCCCGACTGACCCGACCCGAGATACCGAGAGTGCACAACCCCTTGCCGCGAAAGCGAATCGACAACCACTCTCGCCACTCTCGGTATCTCGGTCGCAACCCTGGAGTAGCCCGTGTCGTTCCTGAAAGGCTCCCTCTCGTTCGTCCGCTTCCGCACCGACTTACCCCGGCCGCGGGTGTTCGGCGAACTTCACCTGGACGCGCTCCGCGCCCACGCCGCGGGTAAGCAGCGCGTCGCCGCGGCCGACGGCGTCGAGGTCGGGTGGGCCGCCGGGGAGAGCGTGCTGGACGTCGAGTTCGGCGAGTCGAAGAACGTGTGGCCCGACCACTTCCTGTTCGACTTCTGGACGCTGAGCGACAAGCTGCCGCCCGACCTGCTCACCGCCTACTACGTCGCGGACCTGCGCGCGATCAGCAGGGACAACCCGAGCGGGTTTCCCTCGTCCCGCCAGAAGCGCGAGGCGAAGGAGAGTGCCCGCGAGCGGCTGGAGCAGGAGGCGGCCGACGGCCGGTTCAAGAAGCGGAAGTGCGTCCCGGTCGCGTGGGACGCGGCCCGGTCCGAGGTGCTGTTCGGCTCGACCTCGGCGGCCGCCCAGTTGCGGTTCCTGAAGCTGTTCGAGGAGACGTTCGGCGGCCGGCTCACGCCGATCACGGCCGGCGAACTGGCGGCCCGGATCAACCCGCGGGCGGCGGACGAAGCCCTGTCGCTGTTCGTGAAGGGGATCACGCCGGACGACGCGGCGTGGGTGCCCGCCGGGGCGGACTTCCTCGGGAACGAGTTCCTCCTGTGGCTCTGGTACGTCGCCGACTGCACCGGGACCGACACGCTCGCCCTGCCGGACGGGTCCGAGGTGGTGTTCATGTTCTCGGGCGGGGTCAAGGTCGAGGACCCCCGCGGACAGACCGGGCACGGGACCATGAACAGCGAGTCGGCCGTCCGTCTGCCGGAGGCCCGCGCCGCGGTCCGGGCCGGGAAGCTGCCCCGGAAGGCGGCCCTCACGCTCGTCCGGCACGACGACCAGTTCTCCGTGATCCTCCAGGCCGAGACGCTCGCGGTCACGTCGGGCAAGGTGCCGAACGCGCCCGGGGACGTGAACGGCCGGGCGCGGGAGGAGCACCGGCTCCAGGCCGTCCGCGACCTGTGCGAGACCCTCGACCAGGTGTACGCCGCGTTCCTCGGCCTGCGACTGTCGAAGGCGTGGGAACTGGAACTGGCCGAGGTCCGGGCCTGGCTCGGCAGCGCGAAGGTGGGGGCGTGATACGCCGCGTGGGTCCCGAACCGGGCCGGACGGCCCGCACCGCGTGCGGGGTCCGGCGATCTCTGAACCCAGGAGTGGGTGCGACCGTGACACCGACCGAGAAGGACGACCTCCCGCTCGACGTGCCGGCGTGCGTCCGGCTCGCGTGGGACGACCGCGGGACCGAGCGCCCGGTGCGGGTGTACCGCAACCGCCCCTGCACCGCCGCCGGCGAGATCCCCAAGGCGAAGAAGGTCCGCCGGGCGCGGCCCAAGGACCCGGACGGGCCGACGCTGTTCGGGACGGTCCGCGACCAGGTCGCGGACCGTCCCGAACAGCGGACCGAGGGGGTGGCGATCCTCGTGTACTCCGCCCAGGCCGACGCGGACCGCGCGGTCGAGGTCGTGAACCTGCTGACCCTCAAGGGGTACATCGCGGAGAGCCGGATCGAGCAACCGACACGAAAGGAGAAGGCCAATGCCAGACGCTGAACAGATCCCGCCCGACGTATGGGCCGTCGTGGAGTTGATGGGCCACGTCAAGCTGGCCGGGCGGCTGACCCAGGAGGAGCGGTTCGGGGCCAAGCTCGGCCGCCTCGACATCCCCCAGGCCGACGGGACGTTCGTCACGAAGTTCTTCGGCGGCCAGAGTGTGTACGCGGTCACGATCGTCACCGAGGCCGTCGCCCGGCAGGTGGCGAAGACGGCCAGTTCGCCCGCCCCGGTCCACCCGTGGGACTTCCCGAAGGCGCTGCCCGCCGCGGAGGAGTCCGGCCCGCTCCCGACCAGCCGGTACTACGGCGACGACGAGGAGTACCCCCGTGGCTAAGACCAAGAAGCCCAAGCCCGCCCCGCCCGAGGCCCCGCCCCCGGTGCAAGCGCCCGCACCCCCGTGGCCGCCCGCCCCCTTCCCGGTGGACGCGGCCGTCGCCGAACTCAAGGTCCGGGCGAACTACGCCGGCCTCGACTTCGACCCGGCGAACAACCCCGACGACGCGGCCCTCGTGGAGTCCGTGCGGACCCACGGCGTCCTGCAGAACTTGCTCGTGCGGCCGGTCTCGAAGAAGGGGTGGGAGGCGCACGTCTCGGACGACGGGGCGAGCGTCGTGGGTCTCGACCACTTCGAGGTGGTGGCCGGGCACCGCCGGCTGGCCGCGGCGAAGGCGGCCGGCCTCGAGCGCGTCCCCGCCGAGTGCCGGTGGCTCAAGGACGACGAGGTGGTGGCGATCCAGTTGGTCGAGAACGACCAGCGGCGGCAGCCCAAGGTGTCGCGCCAGGTCGCCGGGTACGCGGACTTGGCCGGCAAGGGCTGGACCCTGGAGCGGATCGCCGCCACCACGGGCAAGCCGGTGGCGTTCGTGCGCTCGGTGCTGGCGCTCGCCAAACTGCCCGCCTGGGCGCTCGCCGCGGTGGACACCGGGGCGCTCCCGCGGGCCACGGCGGAGCTGGTGGCGCGGGTGCCGGGGGAGGTGTCGCGGGGGCGGGCTGCGGCGTGCGTGCTGTGGGGCCAGACGGACCCCGCCCGGCTGCTTCCCGTCCAGGTCGAAACCCTGGAGCAACTCGGGAAGAAGTTTGCCGCTGACTACCGCTACACCGACGAGCCGCCCCTCTCCTACCGCGACACCAAGGACCTGATCCGCACCCACTTCCAGCGGCAACTCAAGGGCGCTCCGTTCTCACTCAAGGTGCTGTACGAGCGGCCCGCCGGCGAGGACGGGAGGGTCTCTCAGATCGAATCGTGCGACGCCTGCCCGAAGCGGGCCGGCAACGACCCGGAGGCGAAGGCCGAGGGTGTGCGCCAGGACACCTGCCTGGACCCGGACTGCTTCGGGCTGAAGGTCGAGGCGTACCGGGAACTGGAGCGGGCGAAGTTCCGCAAGCGGTTCAAGCTGGACGCGGACGCCGAGGTGAACCCGGACGGGGCGGTCATGAACGACCGCGGGAACTGGGACATGGCGGGGAAGGGTTGGTGCGAGTGGACCAAGCCGGTCAACACGTCGGAGCTGAACGACGGCAACGGGTTCGGGTCGAAGTACGTCGGCAAGACCGTCGCCGACGTGGTGCTCGCGTGCCCCGTCGTGAAGGGCTGCCGGCCGAACCTCGTGTTCGACGCGAAGGACAAACCGCGGATCCTCGTGAAGACCTCCGAGGCACTCCGCACCCTCCGCGACGCTGGCATCCTCAAGAAGCCCGAGCCGAGGAAGCCAGCGGAGAAGCCGAAGCCGTCGCCCCTCCTGGCGTCGAAGTCCGACCCGAAGGGGCCGTCTGACTACGACGTGTCCGGCCGGGCCGCGGAGATCGCCGGGAAGGTAATTCAGGAGTACACCGCGGACGCGCTCGACGGCGAACTGGTCGATCTGGCCCCGACGCTCAAGCCGGCCCTGGAACTCGTCGCCCGGTTCCTGGTGTGGGACCACGTCAAGTTCGGGGCGGAGCGGTTGGCCCTGGTGAACGCCACCCTGGGCGGGGACAAGTCCACCCGCGCCGGGGTGGCCGTCGGCCTCGACGACCTCGCCGCCATGAGCGCCGGCGAGTTGCTCGCTGCGGCGCTACGACTTGCCGCCGTCCCCGTGCTGCTCGACCAACAACCCGCTGAGGGATCGTTCGGGGCCGACCTGTTGGGGTACGCCGAACTCGACTGGCCGAACCTCACCGACCAGGCCCGCCGCGAACTCGCCGGCGGCGAGACTGCGGACGCGAAGATCGACCGGGCTGAGGCGGCGGTGGAGTCGGCCCCCGATCCGACCCCGCTCAAGACCGTGCACGGGATCCCGGACGCGGCGATCGACCTGCTGGAGGCGGAGTACGGCGACGGCGTGATCCACCTCGAAACCGTCCTCGGGGCGTGCGAGGCCGCGACCGCCGGCCTGGGGGCGCTGCCCCTGCGGAACCGCCTCGTCACCTACTTCGTGAAGCTGGGCGCGAAGATCAAGCCGGCGGAGCAGGCGGCGAAAGCGATCAGCGACCACGTCGAGGGGAAGGCGGTGGGCAAGTGACTCCGCTCGACCGGAAAGCCCTGGCGTCGCTCCCGCTGACCGCCGACGAGGTGGCGGGAATCTACGCGGTTTACCCGCCACCGATCGCGGACACGTCGCGGCTCGTCTCCGTGATCCGCCGGCTGTGCGAGTCGCACGAGCGGCTGCGGGCGGAGTTGAAAGGCGCGGAGGCGATGTTGGCCGAAATCGGAAAGGACGGGGGCACATGACCGCAGCCGAAACCGCGATCCGCGACGCCGACACGATCGTCCGGGCCGTCGCCGCGGGACACACGACCGCCGAGGCGATCGCCGCCGCCACCGGCCTGGGCGTCACCCTGGTCAAGCGGCGGCTGGCGTCGTCCGGACCCGTCATGAAGGGCGCGGCCGGCCAGTTGTTCCGCCGCGACCTGGTCGGCGGGGAGTGGCGGTGGGCGCTTACGTATGTGGGCCGGGCGCGGCTGGAAGGAGGGACGGTGTGACACTCACCAACTCCTCCGACCCCACCTACCGCGTCCTACTCGCGGCGTCCGAGGCGGACCCGGCCGAGCCCCTCCACCGGCTGGCCATGGCCGACTGGATCGACGAGAACACCGCCCTCCACGCCCAGGCCGCGGCGCTGCGGGCGACGGGCGACGCTCGCGTCGAGTACGCCGAACTCGAACCGATCGGCCCGCCCGCGTCCATTCGCGGGCACCAGTGGAGCGTCCGCCGGTACCACACCGACGCCCGCGACTCGTACTCGTGGGTCGGGATCTACCCAACACTCAAGGACGCCGTGGCCGCGTGCTACCACTGGCACCTGCGAGGCGAGAAGGATGTGCAGTGCGACGGGTGCCACGGGAGCGACCTCGTGAGCACCGACACCGCCACATGGGGCCAAACCACAAAAGCCCTTTGCGACCGCTGCGACGGGTCGGGCTGGGTGCCGCGGTGCCGGGCCGACGGGTGCAACGAACCCGGCGACCCGTTCGGCGAGTTGATCGACGACGGCACCGAGGTGTCTCGGGAGTATCCGCCCGAATACTACTGCCCCAGGCACGCCGCGGACGCGGGCTACTGTCGCGGCTGCCGCTGCCCGATCGAGGCGGACGTGATGGGTGAGTTGTGCGGCGAGTGCGCGTGGCAGGCCCGCAGCGAAGCGATGGCCGAGGATTTTTACTACGGACCGGAGTCCGATTACGACCACCACGAGGACCTCTCGTGACCACCGACGAACTCCGGGCGAAGGCCCTGGAACTCGCTCCGGCCGGGTGCGCGATGAGCGCCGCGGTGCTGCAGTTGATCGCCGACAACGCCCGACTGCGGGGGGAGTGCGACGCCGCCCGCGCCCTACACGAGAGCCTGGGCGAGCGGTGCCTGATCCAGGCCGGCATTATCACCAGGATGGTCGAGCGGAAGTACCCGGAGGCCCTGACGTGAAGCGAGCGACCACCGACCCCACCGAGTTCTTGCGCGGCAAGCTGATCGACACTTACGCCACCCTGACGCTCCTGACCGGGTGCCTGCGGGAGATGCCGGACGCCGAGATCCGGGAACTCACCGACCGCGTCCTCGCTGACCTGGACGCGCTCGGCCCGGACGACGACGCCTCGGCGGTGGCCGCCGTCGTTGCAAAGACCCTCCGCACGATCGCCGACCGGCTCGACTGAACCGCGCAACAACGGACGACACGCACAGCCGGCCCAGGTGGGCCGGCTGTATCCACGTCTGGACCCGACGTTTGCCGCGGAAACGTGCACGGTGCATTTCTGCGCAGAAACCGACCCCCTCTGGTAGCCCCTTAGATACTCTCTCTTACTACCTCTCTCTTATAGGGGGGGGTATTAGAGAGGGATTATGCAGGAGGCCCAGAACGCTCGCGCGTTGACCCGGAGGCCGTCCGGGTGCGATCATGCCGCCGGTGAACACATGGCCAAGACCAAGCCGTTACCCCTGAAGCAGCAGCGGTTCGTGGACGAGTACCTCGCGGACCCGAACCTGAATGCTACACAAGCGTACATCAGGGCGGGTTATAAGGGCCGGGGGCACACGGCCGAGGTCGAGGCGTCCAAGCTCCTGAGAAAGCCTGAGATCAAGCGTGCGATTAGTGAGGCTCAGGCCAAACGCTCGCACGCCACTCAGACCGACGCGGAGTACGTTGTACGACGCCTCAGGCTCGAAGCGGAGCGGGAGGGCGAAGACGCCAGCCACGCCGCCCGCGTGAGCGCCCTGGGCCTCCTGGGGCGGCACCTGGGCATGTTCGTGGACCGGGTCGAGATCAAGGCCGGCGTGAAGCTGGAGGTCGTGGAAGAGATCGTCGATGCCCCCGCTGGTCGTCAAGCTCCATAAGGCCCAGTCCGACTTCCGCCACAGCCCGGCGCTCTACCGCGGGTTCGTCGGCGGCCGCGGCTCCGGCAAGACGTGGGTCGGGGCGTACGACCTGATCCGCCGGGCGAAGCGGGGCCGGACGTACCTGGTCGGCAGCCCGACCGGCGTCGTCATGGGCGACACAACGTACCCCACGTTCAAGGCGCGGGCGGTCGAGATGGGCGTGTGGGACGCCTCGCGGGTGCGGGTCTCACCGTACCCGACCGTGGAACTCACGACGGGCGCGACGGTCCGGTTCCGGACCGCGGAGGATCCGGAGCGGATGCGCGGGCCCAACCTCTCGGGCGTGTGGCTCGACGAGGCGTCCCTGATGCACCAGGACGCCTTCACGATCTCGATCGCCGCGCTCCGCGAAGAGGGCGAGCAGGGCTGGCTGTCCGCCACGTTCACGCCCAAGGGGCCGTTCCACTGGACGTACGACACGTTCGCCAGGGGCCGCCCCGACACGGCCCTGTTCCGCAGCCGGACGGGCGAGAACCCGTTCAACCCGCCCGGCTTCGAGGCGACCCTGGCGAAGCAGTACGGGCCGACCTACGCCCGCCAGGAGCTCGGCGGGGAGTTCGTCGAGACCGAGGGCGCGGAGTGGCCCGCGGCGTGGTTCCCGGAGGAGCACTTCGCCCCGTGGTGGCCGGCCGACGGGCTGCAACTGCGGGTCGTGGCGCTCGACCCGTCAAAGGGCAAGAAGACCGACGAGGGGGACTACTCCGCGTTCGTCGCGCTGGCCCGCGACCGGGCCGGGCGGCTGTGGGTCGAGGCCGACCTCGCGCGCCGCCCGACCACCCAGATCGTCGCCGACGGGTGCCGGTTGTTCGCCCGGTTCGCGGCCGAGACCGGGGGCCCGCTCGACGGGTTCGGGTGCGAGGCGGACCAGTTTCAGGAGTTGCTCGCCGACCAGTTCGTGACCGCCACCCGCGCGGTCCCGGTGCCGCTGTACAAGATGCTCACCGGCGGCGTGCCCAAGGAGGTGCGGATCCGCCGCCTGACGCCGTACCTCTCGCAGGGTCTGTTTCGGTGGCGGGACACGCCGGGCACGCGGCTGCTGGTGCAGCAACTCCAGACGTTCCCGGTCGGCGACCACGACGACGGGCCGGATGCTTTAGAGTACGCCCTGCGGCTGGCGATCCGTCTCTGGAACGGCAAGCGGGGCCGGTAGGCCCCGCCGCTCCCGGTGCGGGCGCCCGCACCCCGGCGGTTCGACCCGGACGGCCGCGCCGTTGTACCCTCGCCCCGATGGGCGACACCGACACCCCCGACGACCGAGACGGGTCTTCCCTCCGGGCCCTGCGCCGCGCCAACCGCCTCGCCGCGGAGCGGGTCCGCGCGGCCCGGCTGGAGTTCGCCGAGAAGCGCGAGCGGCGGCGGGCCCTGCGGGAGTCCGCCGCGTTCGACTGGGTCACGCCCTACGCCGAGCTGCTCGACCTGACCCGCCGCACCGGGGACCCGGTCCTGGGCGGGCCGACGAGCCCGTGGCAGCGGCGGCAGGGGAAGAACTGGCCGATCTACCAGACCGAGCAGGAACTGAACCTCCTGCGTGCGCCCGCCCGCCTGCTGATGGCGACCGGCGGGTACGCGCAGGGGCTCGCGGGCGGCCTCTCGGCCTACGTGGTCTCGACCGGGTACTCCTACCGCCCGGCCAAGAAGCACAAGCGGTGCCCCCTGCCCGACGACGTGATCGACGCCGCGCAGGTCGTGATCGACGAGATCCTCGCGCACAACCAGTGGCGGGGCGGGGAGCAGCCGGGCCTCGAGGTCGAGCTGTTTCTCCGGTCGCTCGAGGACGGCGAGTGGATCCTCACCCACTACCCGCGGGCCGACGGCCTGACCGACTTCCGGACCCAGGAGCCCGAGTGCCTGACCCAGCCGCCGGGGACGGATTTCGCCGAGTGGGGGTTCGGGATCGAGACGCCCCGCGACGACGCCCAGAGCGTCAAGCGGTACTACGTCCAGCACGGGGACTCGCCCGGCGACGGCGACGAGTACGCCCCCGACGAGCTGACCCACCACCGGCGGAACGTCCGCCGGTCGCAGAAGCGGGGCCTGACCGACTTCAGCTTCGACGTGTTCGACACCCTGAGCCTGTCGAGCAAACTCCGCACGAACCTCGGGGATAGTGCCGCGCAGCAGGCCGCGATCGTGTACGTCCGGCAGCACGAGAACGCCACGAGCGAGGACGTGCAGGCCTTCCTCGGTGACGACGCGGACTACACCCAGACGGACCTGTACAGCGGGGCCCAGACCCCGGTTAAGGTGGCCCGCCGCGGGGGCCGCGAGGACATCCCGAAGGGGATGAGTTACGTGGACGGGCCCGGCGCGCCCAACGCCCCCAACCACCTGCAGATCCTCCAGGCGTGCCTGCGGGGCGCGGGCGTCAAGTGGAACGCCCCGGAGTGGCTCGTCAGCGGGGACGCCTCGAACAACAACTACGCCTCCAGCCTGACCGCCGAGAGCCCGTTCGTCCGCCGCGTGCTCCAGGAGCAGGGGTGGTACGGGGAGAGCTTCAAGAAGCCGATCTGGTACGCGTTCAAGCACTACGTTACCACGCGCGGCCTGCGGGACCGGACCGGCCGCGTCTGGTCGTGGGACGAGATCGGGCACGAGCTGGAACTGCGGGCGACCGCCCCGAGTCCCGAGACCCGCAACAAGCTGGAGGAGGCCCAGCGGGCCCAGATCGAGATCCCGCTCGGGGCCCAGAGCCGGCAGAAGTACGCCGAGGAGCAGGGCCGGGACTGGGACCAGGTGGCCGAGGACAACCGCGCGTACCAGGACGAGACCGGCGGAGACGGCGGGCAACTCCCCATGCCGGGCGAGGAGGGGGGTAGTGCGGACGCCCGCACCCAGGACGGGAAGGGCGGCGCGCAGGCGAACGACCTGAAGGGCACGGTCGGCGGGATGCAGGCGATCCAGTCCGCCCAGACCGCGTTCTACGCCGGAGAGATCCCCCGCGCGGCCGCGATCGCCAACATGCGGGTCGTGTTCGGCTTCTCCCAGGAGCAGGCCGAGATGCTGTTCCCGGACGTGAAGCCGGTAAACCGCACCGAGAACGGTCAGCAACAACAACAAGCCGCCCAGCAGCAGGCTCCGCCGCCCGAGGTGCAGACGCCCGCACCTACCGACCCGCCCGCGGACCCGACCCCGGCCCTCGAGTCCCTCGACCTCTTGGAGGACCACGGCCCGCCGCCCCACCCCGGCCTGTCGTTCGACGAATCGAAACACCGCTGGGTGAACCCGCACACCGGCGAGACGCACGCGCACGCCGACGCCCCGCCCGACCACGAGGTGTTGGCGGACCTGGGGCCGGCACCCGCCGCCGTGCCCCCGACCAAGTGGGCCAAGGTCAAGGACGCGGTCCTCACGGCCACGGGCCGGCTGCACGCGGCCCTGCGGCACCCGGTGCCCGCGGTGTTCGCCGTGCTCGACCTCGCAAAGGACGTGCTCGACAACCCGGAGGACCTCAACAAGTGGGGCGGGATGTACCAGGCCAACGTCGGCGTCGCCGGCCCGCAGGCCGCGACCGACCACGTCCGCAACTGGACCGGCGACGCGACCGGGGGCGTCGGGGCGATCGGCACGCACCTCGCGCTGTCGATCGCCTCGAAGGTGCTCGCCAAGGGTCTCGTGTACGCGCGGAAGAAGTTCGCCGGCGGCAAGGTCGAGAGCGAGGACGGCGACGGCGTCGCGGGGGCCGCGGAGATCCTGACGGACGTGCTCTCGCGCATCGGCGAGAGCCTGGGCCTCAAGCTCGACGGGCGGAAGGTCGCGGGGTTGCTGCGGGAGCTGGCGGCGGCCCGCCACGAGTCGTGGGTGGTGACCGCGGACGAGTTCCTCGACCTCCTGGAGTCGGGTGAGGTCCGGGACGTGCTGGAGGCCGGCGCGGGGTTGGTCCCCAAGAAGATCACCGTCACGCTGAAGTCCGGCAAGACGTACACGAAGACGGTGATGGTGAAGCCAGCCCAGGCCGCGGGGGCGAAGCCCGCGGGTAAAAAAAAAGCTGACGCCAAGGACAAGAAGGCGAAGCCCGAGGTGAAGCCGGACCCGAAGGCGGCGAAGGCCGAGGTCAAGGCGAAGGCCCTGGGCGCGGCGAAGGCCGCGATCGCCGACCCCGCGAGCGCCGACCCGAAGGAGTTGGCCGCGCACCTGGCGAGCCTGACCGCCGCGGACATCACCGCCCTCAACAACGCCGCCGGGGCCAAGGGCGGGAAGCTCAAGCAGGAGAAGATAGACAAGTTCCTCGCGCACCTCAAGGACCAGAAGAAGGCCGCCCAGACCGCCGCCAAGAGCGCCGCGGCGAAGGCGGCTGCGGCCAAGAAGGAGCCGGCCCCACAGCCCCCCGCGCCGGCCCCCACCCCCGAACCCGAGTCGCCGGTCTTCACGCCAGAAGAAGACGCCGCGCTCGCGGCGATGTTCGCCCCCGAGCCACCCGCCGCCCTCGTCGGCAAGGCGGACAAGGGCGGGGTCGAGAAGCTCGTCGGCGCGTACCTGGCGGCGCAGGCCGTCGGGGCCGACCAGGTCGCGGGCAAGGGCAAGGCGATCAACGCGATCGTCTCGAAGATCAAGGCCCAGACCGACGGGAGCGTCGGGTACTGGGAGGTCGATTACGCCCTCAAGAACCTGGTCACCCAGCAGGCGACGGACCTGCTCGCGCCCCAGTTCGCCAAGGGCGGGGCGAGCAACAAGGCCAACGCGGACCTGCCCGACGCGAGCCGCCCGAAGCTCACGAGAGCCGAGCAGGTGGCCGTGCAGAAGTACACGGGCAGCGCGTACGCGGACCTGAATCGGGCACTGCGGGACGGCAAGCAGCCGGCCGACGCGGCCCTCCACGCCGGCCTCCAGAGTGCGTTTGCGAAGGCCAAGAAGCTGCACCCGCCGGTCGCCGCGAAGCGGGGCCTGACGATCCACGGCAGCGCCCTGGACGCCTTCGTCGCGGCGGCCCAGCACGCCCAGGAGACCGGCACCGTCGCGGCCATGCCGGGCTACCTGTCCACGAGTGTGTCGAGCGCCGGAATCGCCCACTTCAGCGGGACCGTGGAGCTGCACATCAACGCGACCCACGGCCTCGACTGTCTCCCGTACACCCACTACCCGCACGAGAAGGAACTGCTCCTCGACCACAACAGCCGGTTCAAGGTGACCGCCGTGAAGAAGAACGAGGCCACCGGGAAGTGGGAGATCCACCTCGACCAGCACCCGCCGGGCGAAGGGGAGGCGGCGAAGGTGACGATCGACGACAAGTTCAAGAAGGCCGGGGGCAACCCGTCGGCGGCGATCCCGAAGGCCGCCCCGAAGCCGCACGCCTACGCCGCGCCCCTGTCGCCGGCCCAGACCGCCACATCAAAGGGGCACGCCGCGACCGTCGCCGGGCACGAGTCCGCGCACGCCGCGATGCCGTACCTCTACGCGATGTCGGACGGCGAGAAGAACGCGCTCAAGCAGCACCTGGGCCTGCCGCCCACCGCCAGCACCAAGACGATCTACGACGCGGCGAAGGCCGCCCAGGCCCCGAAGGCGGCCGCCCCGAGTGCCGCAGCTCCGGCGGGCGGGGCGAAAAAACCGCCCGCCCCGCCGCAACCGACCAAGCCCGAACCCGCCGCGGCGAATACAAAGAAGGGGGGCTTCTTCTCGAAGCTCAAGAACATCATCGGCCCGGGCGGGAAGAAGTGATGGCGAAGGACAAGGGCCGCGACGAGGCGATCGACCGGGCGACCGAGGAGCGGCTCTCCGGTGGCAACGACGAGGCCCTCGGCTGGACGAAGGCGTTCGCCGGCGTCGGGGCGGCCCCGACGGTGCCCCCGCTGACCCCCGCCGAGGTCGCCGCGTTCAACACCCTCCAGATCCGGGCGAAGGCGAGCGGGGCCGAGGAACTGGCCACCAAGCTGCGGGAGGCCGCCGCGGACCCGGCCCGCGTCCGCGAAGCCCTCGCCATCCTCGGCGACTGACCATGCGCGTCTCGCTCCCCGCCTCCGCCGAAGCGCACCAGGACCGGATCCTCGTGCGAGCCGACGCGTCCGCGGACGCGGCCGAACTCGCCGTCCGCCGCGTGTGGCTCGATCTGCTGAAACTCATCCAGACCGGCGGCCACTGGAGCCACCTCTTCACCGCCGCCCGCCGCACCCTTCACACCCTCCCCGCCGTCGCTTCCACCGTGGAACAAGACCTGGTCGCCGCGGCGTCCGACGCCGCCCGGCACGCGGCACACCAGATCGCGGGGCGGCTCACCCCGGCCCAGCGCCGCCGCCTGGCGGCCCGCAAGGGGGTAGTGCGGGCACCCGCACTGCTCGAAGACGCCGCGGAGGCGCCCGACCTGCTGGGTGACCTCGCCGAACTCCTGACCGGCCCGACCGCGCACCAGGTGCTCGCCGTCGTCCGCGCGGCCGGGTGGCCCGAGCGGGTCAAGGCCCTCGCCAAGCTGGCCGACCCCGACGTGCTCGCCGGGCGGATCGCCACGCTCGCGCAGCAGGGGGCCGGCCCCCGCAAGATCGCCGCCGAGATCCGGCCGCTCGTGCAGGACGTGCAGACCTCGGCGCGGCGGGTGGCGCGGACGGCATCCCTGTGGGTGGCCCACGAGGTCGAGCTGCACCAGTGGGAAGAGTTGGGGGAGATGGTCGCGGGGTACACGGTGCGGGCCGTCCGCGACCGGGCCACGCGGAAAGAGCACGCCGCCCGCGACGGGACGACGTACTGGCGGCGGCCGAAGCGGGGGCAGAAGGGGTTCAAGGACATGCCCCGACCGCCAAGAGAGGCGGACGGGACGTGGGCGTTCGGCTGCCGGTGCTGGCTGGAGCCGCGGCTAGTGGACTGACGCCGGAGGGGTCGCGAAGGGCGCACCCGGCCGGCCGGCGAGGACCTCGCCCGGCAACTCGAACACGATGCCGGGCCAGCACGTTTCAAAAGCCTGCTTCCACCGGGCGATTACGTTTCCGGGGCTGTCGCCCATGCCAGCCCTTCGGAACACAGCGTACATCGTCATCACGTCCGGCCAGGTCGTCAGCGTCACCCGCTCGATAGGCTGGGCCGTCGCCGGGAACGGGCGGGGTACGCGCCCGGAGCCGGAGCACGCGGCACAATCCGCGTGCTCCACGTTCGCCCCGCAGCAGAGGGATATTGTGTACTCGGCGCGGGTGGGGGGCGATTTGATGCGGCACCTGCCGCACTCCAGGGCCAGCGCCGTACCGTCCCCCTCGCACTCCGGGCACCCCTTCGTCGCCCCCGGCACCCACGCCAGCGAGTCGGCGTGGGTAAGCCAATCCGCCGCGGTGCAGGTGACGTGCGAGACGAAGCCGCGGGTGAACGTGGCCGACTCGAACCCGTTCCCGAACAGTCCGACGGTGCGGCCGGTCTCGTAGCGAATACCGGCCCGTGATCCGGTGTGCATGACCGACGGCGTCCAGTCGACGAAGTTATGCGGATCGGCGAGTAGTTGCTGCTGCCGTGCCCGCAAATCGTAGTACCGACCCCGCCACTCGGATTTCCACGCGAGGAGGGCGGCGAGCTGCTGTTTCCGGGCGGCCGCTCGCAGTCCGGCCGTCGTGTCCACCGGCGGGTCTGGGATCTTCGCCAGTTCGATCTGCACGCGAATGAACTCGGCCCGTTCGGGCTGCCCGTTCTCGTCGAGCCAGTCGGCGTACACCAGCCGGGGCGCGTCCTCCTTCGGGTTCGCCACGATCGCCGCCAGTAGCGCCAACTCCTCGGTCACGTCTCGCGCCCTCCCGATTCGACCCGGCCGTACCGCGTGCGCCATCATCGCACGCATGGCCACCCGCACCAAGACCCGGAAGTCTACCACGCCCCCGGCGAAGCCGCACGACCTCCTCGAGGAGGTCGTGAAGGGCGGGGGCGCGTCGCCGCTCGTCGTGGACCGCGCCGCCGGCGTGATCCGCCGGGTGAAGGTGCTCGGGCGGTTCTCCAAAAACCGGCACGGCGTCGCCGAGGCCGCCAACGGGTGCGAGTACACCCGCGGGTGCATGGAGTCCGCCCTCCCCATGTACGAGGGCCTCAAGGTCAAGATCGACCACCCGGAGAAGCGGAGCGAGCCCGGCGCGGAGCGGAGCGTCCGGGTGAACTTCGGGGTCCTCAGGAACGCGGTCGTGGAGCCCGACGACGCCGGCGACCCGGCCGTGTGGGCCGACCTCCACTACCTCCGCAGCCACGACATGGCCGAGAGCGTGTGCGAGGACGTGGAGCGGGGCCTGGGCGTGTACGGCCTGTCCCACAACGCCGCCGCCGAACAGGAGCGATTCGACCCGGCCGCCCGCCGCCTGGTAATCCAGAGGCTCGCGCTGGTGCGGTCCGCGGACCTGGTGGACCGCCCGGCCACGAACCGGAACCTGTGGGAGTCCGAGGAGCCGACGACGATGACGCACACGCTCAAGACGATCCTGACCTCCCGCATGGCCGCCCTCAGTAAGCCCCGGCGGGGCTGGGCCCGGCAACTCCTCGAAGACGACATGGGCGCGCCCATGGACGCGCCGGCCGAACTCGACGCCGCCCCCGAGGCCGACCCGGACGCCGCACTCAAGGGCGGGTTCGACGCCGCGTGCAGCGCGGTCCTGTCGTCCGACATGACCGCGGACGAGAAGATCGCCAAGCTCCGGAGCCTCTTGAAGACCCACGAGAAGCTGACCCAGGAGGCGGAGCCGGAAGAGGTCGAGGAGGCGGAGGAAGAGGACGAGAAGCCCAAGCCCAAGGACAAGGCCGAGTCCGAGGAACTCGCCCGCCTGCGGGCCGAGAGTGCGGCCCGCGATTTGTGCGAGTCCCTCGACTTCAGCCCGACCAAGGTCCAGGTCCGGGCCGTGGCCGGCCTGTCCGCGGACAAGGACCGCCGCGAGCTGGTCGAGAGCTTCAAGGGCAAGGGCGGCGCGGGCGGCGGGTTCCGCCCGCCCCGGAGCCGCAGCCCGATCCCCGCCCCGAAGGACAAGGCGGGCGACAAGCTGGAGAGCGGGACCGTGGACGCCGCCGCCGGCCTGCGGGTCCTGATGGGCTGACGCAAGGCGGAGGCGGCGCAGGCCGGTCGGGGCTCATAACCCCTTCGCGCGTGGTGCAACTCCACGGTCTCCGATTCGACCCCGACCACCCCGAGACCGAGGCGACCGATGGCGATCAAAGAAGTGCTCGTGGACTCGCGGGACCTGCCGTTCCCGTTCCCGACGGCCACCGCGGTCGAGCCGGGCCACCTGCTGTGGAACAACGCCGGGGTCGCGGCCAAGGCCAGCGCCCAGGCCGACCAGCTCACGCCCGCCGCGAACCAGGCCCTGTTCGCCAAGAACTTCCTGGGCGTCGCCAAGGACAAGCGGCTCGCGGGCGAGACCTCGACCGGCGAGACCTCGAAACGGATCGTCGTCACCGACGGCGTGTTCGACATGGGGTGCGCCTCGACCACCTGGGCCGTCGGCGACCTGATCGGCGCGGTGGAGGCCGGGAGCGGGACCGCCCTCGAAGATGACCTGGTGGCCAAGGTCACGGACCCGGCCCTGGCGATCGGCGTGTGCGTCAAGGAGGGCACCTCGGTCACCACGGTCCGCGGGCGGCTCACCGGGCGGTACGGCGGCGGGAAGCCGGTCGACCGCGACGTGTTCTACGCCAGCTACTACTTCACCGGCACCCCGGCCGCGACGGACCAGGTGTTCTTCGTGGCCCCGCACGCGTGCAAGGTCGTGGCGATCAGCGAGGTGCACTCGGTCGCCGCCGGCGGGACCAGCACGCTCCAGGTCACGAAGGACACGTCCACCAACGCGCCGGGCGCGGGCACCGACCTCCTGAGTGCCGCGTTCGACCTGAACGGCACGGCGAACACGGTGCAGGCCGGGGCGCTGTCCGCGACCGCGGCGGACCTCGTCCTCGCGCCGGGCGACCGCCTGGCGGTGGACTTCGGCCACGCGATCCAGTCGTCCGCGGGCGTAGTCGTGACCGTCGCCCTCGCCCCGATCACCGCCGGGTGACCCGGACCGCCCGCCCCGCCCGCCCCAAGCAAACAACCCGGCGACGGCCGGTTGACCCATAGCCCGGAGACCTGATCGTGATCAACAAGACCGGCCTCCGCAACCTGCTCGAGAGCCAGTGCGGGGGCAACACGTTCCGCTTCGCGGCGACCATGGGCCACATGATGGGCCTGGTGGACAAGTTCGGCCGCCCGTACCGCGACCAGGCCGGGAACCGGGTGCTCCGGGACCCGACCGACGAGCACGGCAAGCCGATGCCCCGGTTGCGGCCCGACCAGATCCCGATGCGGGCGCTCAACGAGTCCCTCCTGGGCGACGACCCGGAGCGGAGCCTGCGCGCGATGCCGCACGTCATGCGGTACCGGGACGTGATCGAGGCCGAGACCAACGGCGACCCGCGGGCCCTGCTCGAGGACAACGGGGCCGGGGCGGTCATGCCCAGCGCCTTCGCCAACATCAACGCCTGGACCGGCGTCGCCGTCGGGTTGCTCGAAGTCGGGATCCTGGAGGCGTACCAGAACCCCGAGTACATCGCGGACCAGATCGCCCCGGTGCAGCCGTCGAAGGTGATCGAGGGCCGCAAGAACATCGGCGCGGGGCGGCTCGGTGACGTGGCCGAGGAGCGGCTGCCGGGCGCACCCACCAAGCGCGTCCAGTTCGGCGAGCGCTGGATCACCCAGCCGCGGACCGTCGAGAACGCGCTCGCCGCCGAGCTGCTCTGGGAGACCGTGTTCCTCGACATCACCGGCGGGCAGATCAGCGAGCACGCGAACTCGGTCGGCGACTGGTTGGCGTGGCGCAAGGACATCCGGTGCATCGACTCGTTCATCGGCACGGGCCAGGTGAGTGGGGCGCACGGGTACGGTGTCTATGTGTACAACTACAAGGGCACGAACTACAACCCGTACATCGCGGCCGGGTACTACGACAACTACATCAGCTCGGGCAACGAGCTCCTGTACCGGGCCAACATCCAGGCCGCCGAGATCAAGTTCCGGGACATGACCGACGCCGAGACCGGCACCCGGATCATGGTCACGCCCAACACGATGCTCGTGAACCGCGAGAAGCACTACGTCGCCGAGGACCTGTTCAGTGCGGACAAGGTCGAGTTCCGCGACTCGCCCGGCGCGACCAGCGGCGAAAAGGCGACCCGGTACGGCGCGAACGCGCTGAAGGGCAAGTACCAGGTCGTGGAGAGTCCGCTGGTGTACCAGCGGTGCACGGACGCCACCGGGCTGAACCTCTCCGCCGACGCCGCGGGCAAGGCCTGGTGGCTCTACGAGCGCGGCACCCGGACCCACGTGTACGTCCAGAACCAGCCCCTCACCACGGTGAGTGTCGCCGGCGCGAACCAGGTGGACATGGTGGACCGCAACGCGGTCCTTTTCGTCAAGGCCTGGGAGCGGGGCATCCCGTGGTGGATCGACCCGCGCCGGGTCGTGCACAGTCGGGCGTAAGAGCAGCGGGGGTAGTGCGGGCGTCCGCACCCGACCCCACCCACCGACCACCCAACCGAGGCGGCAGCGATGGCGAAGGACAACCGGAAGCGGCAGGCGGACGAGTTCGACGACTTCGACAAGGGCGGCGGGCCGCTGCCGAAGGACTTCACCCCGACCGCTCCCGTGGCACTCGGCGCGGACCCCACGGACGCCGCGGCCATGGCCGCCGAAATCGAGCGGCTGAAGGCCGAGAGCGCCGCCGCCCGGAAGGACGCCGAGTACGCGTACCGCCGGGCCGACCAGATGGCCGGGGAGGCGGCCTTGAGCGCGGATAACTCCGCGGCCATGGCCGCCGAAATCGAGCGGCTGAAGGCCGAGAGCGCCGCCGCCCGGAAGGACGCCGAGTACGCGTAC